AAACTCACGACAAAAACAATTCAGGGCACTGACGGGGAAACTCATGTTGTTCGAGGTCTTGAGCTTACGGACGAGTTGAAAAAAATATTTAACGAGTCTGGCGTTTATGCATTTAAAAAGGGCGGAGAAGTGGGATTACGAAGCGGTGTGATGTCGGCACCTGGCAATGGAATGGTAAGGTAGAAAGGATATAATATGGAAAACGAAGAACAGCAGCAATCCAACCCGATAGCTGATTTTTTTAAGAGCCTGTTTTCAGGGTCCGGGGGTCAAGGTTCAGCCGCCAACGTTAATAATTCTGGCAACAACGAGGCTAACGACGGTGATGCTGACGTAGGTTTTATGAACAGTTTGATGATGGGCTTGGGTTTACGGGATCGGACGGATGATTATTACCGTGCGACGATGGATTCGATTCGTCGGAGTCAGGGGCAGCAGGCTGCGCAACGGTATCGAGATGGTATTAACAATCAGGGTGTATTGTCTGTTCCTGGTGCATTGAGCAATTACAACATGGCGACGGGTGCTTTGACTGGGATGCCTCCACCTCCGGGTGCTGGGAAAGGTCCAGGACAACCTAGACCTCCTCAAGGGATTATGTCTTTACCGACAGCGCAGGATCAATTGTTGAACATTCAACGACAGAACATGATGATGCAGACGGGCGGTCCGGGGCAGATATATCCTCTTGTCTAAGACCGAGTATCGCAGGGCCGCGCCCCGAGATCTAAAGGGAATAGTGGAGCTTGGGGAGAAGATGCATGGTGAGACGGGGTTTGCGAACATTCCGTTTAGCGTAGAGCGGACGGCATCGGAGACGATGCGATGCATGTTAAATTCGAATTACTTTGCGAACGTGGCGTTGAAGGAGGGCAAGGTTGTTGGGATATTGTTTGGGTATCTGGAGCAGCCGTTTTTCACGGAACAAGTTGCGGGATACGATTGTGTTTGGTATGTAGACCCTAGTTGCCGGAATACGATGGTTGGGCCTCGGCTCTTGAAACAGTTTGAGACATGGGTCAAGATGAACGGTGGGAGCATTGTATTTACGACGTTAGGTTCTAATTATAGATCTGACAGGGTTGGCAAGCTTATGGAGCGGATGGACTTTGAGTATCAGGGTGGATTTTACCGGAAAGACATATGAATCTACAAGCACTACCAGAGGAAGCGTTAAAAGAAATCTTGGCACTCACGGAGGCCAAGAAGAATCTTGAGTTACGTGAGGAAGCGCAAGAACACTTCATGCCGTTTGCGCATCATGTATACGAGAACTTCATTGAGGGTCACCACCATAGGATCATAGCTAAAAAACTTGAGCAGGTTGCACAAGGTACACTCAAGAGGCTTATAATTAATATGCCTCCTCGTCATTCTAAGTCTGAGTTTGCAAGTTATTTGATGCCTGCATGGTTCTTGGGGCGCAATCCGAAGTTAAAAATTATTCAAGCGACGCACAACACGGAACTTGCGGTGCGTTTTGGTAGGAAAGTGAGGGATTTGATCGATGATCCAGCGTATAAAGAGATATTTCCAGACACGGTTCTCAAGGAAGACAACAAAGGTGCGGGTAAGTGGGGTACAAGCAGAGGCGGCGAGTACTTCGCGGCGGGTGTGGGCGCAGCCGTTACGGGTCGTGGTGCGGATTTGTTCGTCATTGACGACCCTCATTCGGAACAAGATGCGTTAAGCGAGACTGCATTCGACCATGCGTATGAATGGTACACATCTGGACCTCGTCAGAGGCTTCAACCGGGTGGTGCGATCATAATTGTTATGACTCGATGGGGTAAAAAAGACTTGACAGGGCGTTTGATCAACAATCAGGGCAGTGATGTCATGGCGGATCAGTGGGAAGTGGTAGAATTTCCTGCGATTCTGCCATCAGATGCCCCGTTGTGGCCTGAGTTCTGGGAAAAAGACGCATTATTGTCGATTAAAGCGTCGTTACCTGTAGGAAAATGGAATGCACAGTGGCAACAAACGCCAACTACGTCCGAATCGGCTATAGTTAAGCGGGAATGGTGGCAACCGTGGGAAAAAGAGAAGATTCCGCCTGTAAATTACATCATTCAGGCGTATGACACGGCGTTTTCCAAGAAAGAAACGGCGGATTACAGTGCAATTACAACATGGGGCATCTTTTTTCCAGAGGAAGGTGGCACCGAACAGATTATATTGATGGATGCACGGCGTGGAAGGTGGAATTTCCCTGAACTCAAGGAGGTTGCGTATGAGGAACACGAGTATTGGGAGCCAGACATGGTACTTGTGGAGGCGAAAGCCACTGGTACACCACTGATTGACGAGCTGCGGTTACGCGGGATTCCGGCGTTAGGGTTTTCCCCTGGCAAAGGAAAGGATAAGGTAACTCGAATGCACATGGTTGCGCCATTGTTCGAAGCTGGTGTAGTATGGGCACCAGTAGACAAAAAATTTGCGGATGAAGTCATAGAAGAAGTTGTTTCATTTCCTAATGGCGATCATGATGACTTTTGTGATAGTATGACATTAGCGTTGATGCGATTTAGGCAGGGTGGTTTCATATCTCTGCAAAACGAACACGAGGAACAGATGGAAGTTCCCCGTATTAAGGAGTATTACTGATGGCCTTACCACCTCTGATAGATTCAGGAATCAGACCCGAGGATATGGTAGCTGACGAGATGTCGGTTGAAGTTCCTGTGGCACAAGTAGAGATGTTTGAGAACGGAGCCGAAGTCATACCAGATGGTGAGGGTGGAGCAATCGTTCAAGCTTTGGCAGAAGCTTTGATTGGTGAGATGGCGGAGGAGCCGATTCCATTTGATGCCAACCTTGCTGAGTTTCTCGAAGAAAGTGACATGAGTGACATTGCTAGTGACCTACTATCTTCGTTTGAAGAGGACACGGAGTCAAGGGACGAGTGGGAAGAGACTTACACCAAGGGTCTTGATTTGTTGGGCGTCAAGACGATTGAGAGATCACAACCGTTTCAAGGTGCTAGTGGTGTAACACATCCTTTGATTAGTGAGAGTGTAACACAGTTTCAAGCGCAGGCTTACAAGGAGCTGCTCCCTTCTGGCGGTCCTGTAAAAACAAGGATTGTTGGTTTACAGAATCAAGAAACTGAATCTCAAGCCAAACGTGTCAAGGATTATATGAACTATTTGATTATGGAAGAGATGGAAGAGTTCGATCCAGACATGGATCAATTACTATTCTACCTCCCGTTGTCTGGTTCTACCTTCAAGAAGGTATATTACGATACAGTTCGCAACCGCCCTGTTGCTAAGTTTATTCCTGCACAGGATGTTGTTGTTCCGTACTCAGCTAGTGATTTGGCTACTACACCTCGGATCACGCATATTCTCAAGATGTCAGATAATGATTTGCGCAAGCAGCAAGTCATGGGGATGTATAGGGAAGTGGAACTTTCCTCAACAGGAGATGATGAAGAGAACCCAGTTCGTCAAAAGGTGGATGAATTACAGGGTACATCTAAGTCTTATACCGATGAAGTTCGTACTGTACTTGAGATGCATGTTGAAATGGACATTGAAGGTTTTGAAGATGTCGATGAAAACAATGAGCCCACAGGAATTAAGTTACCTTACATTGTAACACTGGATCGGGATAGTTCTAAGATTTTTTCTATCCGTCGAAACTATATGGAAGGTGACCCGTACAAACAAAAGATTCAATACTTTGTTCACTACAAATTCATGCCAGGTCTAGGTTTCTATGGCTTTGGTTTGACCCACATGATTGGTGGCCTTGGTCGTGCAGCAACGAGTCTTCTTCGACAATTGATCGATGCAGGTACTCTTGCAAACCTCCCAGCAGGATTCAAGGCTAGAGGCGTAAGGGTTCGCAACGATGATGAACCATTGCAGCCGGGTGAGTGGCGGGACATAGATGCACCTGGGGGGAACATACGGGAAGCAATCATACCGTTACCGTACAAGGAACCATCGGGCACACTCGCACAGCTTCTAGGAGCACTCGTAGAGGGTGGAAGAAGGTTTGTGTCAGTTGCGGACAATGCCGTAAGTAACATGAATCAGGAGATGCCTGTGGGCACCACGGTGGCTATGTTGGAACGCGGCATGAAGGTTATGTCAGCGATTCACAAGCGGCTGCACTACGCACAAAAGAATGAGTTTCGTATTCTAGCGCGGGTTATCGCAGAAAACTTACCAGAGGCATATCCTTACCCAGTAGCAAATGCGAACTCGGAGATTAAAATCACAGACTTTGATGGACGGGTTGATATTCTGCCCGTTAGTGATCCAAACATTTTCTCTATGGCACAACGTGTGTCGTTGGCACAAAGTCAACTTCAGCTTGCTCAATCTAATCCACAGATGCACAACTTACACGCAGCGTATCGTCGTATGTATCAAGCTCTGGAGATACAAAACATTGACGAAATATTGCCGCCACAACCTCAACCTCAACCTACGGGTCCAGCTTTAGAGAACTCATTAGTTCTCAAAGGCAAGCTTATACAAGCGTTCCCTGGACAAGAGCACAACGCACATATCATGTCACATGTGGCATTCTTAAAAACTCCTTTGATTATGGCAACGGCTCCGGCACAAGGGGCTTTGTATGGTCACCTACAAGAGCACGTATCCTTGTTGGCACAAGAGCAGGCGATGCAACAGATACAACAACAGATGCAGCAGGTAGATCTATTGGTTCAAACTGGAGGTATTAGTCCAGAAGAAGGTCAGATGCAGATGCAGCAATTACAGATGCAGATACAAGATGAGGCTACTATGAGTCGTGCGATTGCTCAGATAGAACAAGTTATAGTTCAGCAGGTTGCTCAGATGATTACGCCTCCACCGCCAAATCCGGCGGCTGATCCGCTAGTACAACTCCGTATGCAAGAGCTTGGACTGAAACAAGCAGAGCTACAGGCGGACGTACAAAACGATCAGAGTAAACTTGAGGTCGAAGTTGCTAAATTACAACAGCAAGCCGCAGCAGACGCTGCTCGATTAGAAACTCAGGAAGAGATTGCGGATCAGAGAGACGCTACGAACCGTGAACGTATTGATGTGCAACGTCAGAAATTACAACGAGGTGGCTAATGGACCCCGTCAGTTGTGTCATGATGGCGACAGGGGCGTTTAAAGGATTAAAATCCGCCATTGCCGCAGGAAAAGATCTTCAAGATATGACGGGTCAATTGTCTAATTGGGGTAAGGCTTTCTCTGATTTTACGAACATTGAAGAACGTGAGAAGAATCCTCCGTTTTGGAAAAAGACGTTTAAGGGCTCTGACGAAGAGACGGCCCTAGAAATCTTTGCTAATAAGAAAAAAATGGAGCAGATGAGGGCAGAGATCAAAGATCATATCTCTTGGAACTACGGGCCGAGTGCTTGGAAAGAAGTCTTGGCAATAGAGGCAAGGATGCGTAAGCAAAGAAAAGATGAACTTTATCGTAAGCAGGAGCAAGTCGATGCGGCTATCAACTTTGCTATTGGTGCTTTTATCTTTGTGATAAGCGGTGGGTTATTATTTGTTGCTTTTTATTTTTTAGGAAAATGGCAGGGGCGTTGGTGAATGTGGGTTTTACTTTGGGTACAGTTATCGGCAAGTGCGTTTGAACATTATCATATAGGCAGTTACACCAAGCAAGAGGTGTGTGAGATTGCTAGAGAAGAAGCTAAAGTCCTTGTGACGAGCGATAAATCAAAAGTTGTGTGCATTAAAATAGAACTGTGATTGTAGTCGAGCGGCGTGGGAAATACATAATATATGACAAATCGGGTAAAGTTGTTATAATCACACGGGAAAAAAGAATAGCAATTGCGTATGCGAGGTCAAAGAAATGACAGAGTTTGATAAGGCTGATACCAATAACAACGGTGTTATAGAACGTGTTGAGTGGAACAAACTGGCTTTAGAAGATCGTAGATTAGAAATGATTGACCGGGATCTCAAGCGTAATGCCGAAAGGCGGTTTACAGGCTTTGCTTTGATGGGGATGTTGATTTATCCGTTTATTATCTTGCTTGCTTCGGTGCTTGGATTTGACAAAGCGGCAAGTTTAATCACAGATATAGCAAGTGTATATGTCATAGCGGCCTCTGGAGTGGTTGCAGCTTTTATGGGATTTAATGCTTACAGTGCAAAGGCTGAGAGCAAGAAGACCAGTATACAGATGGAGGAGAATTAATGTTACAGTCTATAATTGGACCGATAGCGGGTTTAGCAGGAAGTTGGCTTGATGCTAAAACGCAGGCTCAGACGGCGAATGCTAAACTAAAACTTACTGAGGCCGAAGCCAAAGCTAAGATAATGATGAGTAAAGAAACAAGTGTTGCCGATTGGGAACGCATTATGGCTCAAGGCTCTCAATCGAGTTGGAAGGACGAGTATTTTGTAATTATTTTAAGTATTCCATTAATTTTATGTTGGATTCCAGGCACGGAAGGTTGGGTTGATCGTGGCTTTGAACAGCTTTCCAAAGCGCCGGACTGGTATTTTTATAGCTTGGGTATAGCAATCTCTGCATCGTTTGGTGTTAGAGGCGTACAGAAATTCTTTAAGAGGTAATGATGAAGTATATAAAAGACATTGTGGTATTAGTACTTGCCGTAGGGCTTATGGGAATACTAGGACTGATTATCTATGATGAGTTTGCTATGGCGAATGAACATGGTGGTGAATTAGATGAAAACATAATCGGCTTACTTCAAATGAGCATGACAGGCGTAATCGGCGTCGTAGGTGGCTATGTAGGTGGGAAGTCTAATGGCTGATATGAAAATACCCGTAGCTCTGGTTTTTGCTATGGCAGTGCAATTAGTTGGTTTGGTGTGGTATATTAGCAACATCGTTCACGACATAGAACATCTTCAAGGCCAAGTGTCCGCGCAACAAGATATTATTAATTTATTGAATGATGATGTAAATGATCTATGGGTATTTTGCACATATACAGAAAACAAATGGGCGGAAGCTTACATGGATGATATGGTATATGAACGTGTTTGTGGAACAAAAGAGGTTGTACAACAATGACTTTAAGTAAAAGAAAAAAAGCTACTGTAAAGAAAGTTATAAAGGGTTTGAGCAAAGCCTCAAAGACTCATGCTAATCAAGCTAAAAAACTAAAGAAAGTTTTGAAAGGTAGGAAGTAATGAGTGAAGCATTAAAAACATTACAGGAAAAGATAGGATCTTCACCTGACGGTGCGTTTGGTCCCAATACTGCAAAGAAGATTTGTGACCATTACGCTTTGAATCCAGAGCGTGGAGCGCACTTTCTCGGGCAGCTTGTACACGAAAGCGGTACGTTTCGTTATACACAAGAAAACCTAAACTATAGTAAAGAATCTATACTGGGAGTATTTGGTAAATACTTTAAGTCTGAAAGTGATGCCGAAAGCTGTGCACGTAACCCACAAGCTCTTGCTGATCGTGTGTACGGTGACAGGATGGGCAATGATGGA